TCATTTCTTGGATGCAACCGCGTCGACCGCAGCTGCGAGCGAGTAGTCACTGACGGCCACGTAGACCTGCGTCGTCGAAGGCGACGCGTGTCCGAGTAGCTTTTGCACTGCGAACGTATCTTTCGTCTGCTCGTAGGCGACGGTCGCGAAGCGGTGGCGAAGCTGGTGCAGGGTCACCCCGTCAGGTAATGCTGCGTTGACGCGTTTAGAGAGGTAGCTCGGGCTGATATGCCCCCGCACCTGGCCCGGGAAGATGAAACCACTCCCCCGCGCTCTCAACGCTGTCACTAGGTTCTCCGGCACGGGCAGCAGGCGCTCGCGCGAACCCTTCCCATGGACGCGCAGCCACCACCTTCCGTCTCGCTCGCGCAAGTCGTTCAGGTGCAGTGTCGCCAATTCTCCGCATCGCAGGCCCAGCCCGGCAGCGAGCTCAATCGCCAAGCGTTCTCTATTTGCCGCCGACCGCGCTGCCGCCTGCACGTCGTCCTCTGCTGCAGGCCTTGGCACTCCGCGAATCATTGGCACCACCGGCAGGTTCTTGGCCGGATTCTTCTTGCACCGCCTCGTCTGCCGCGCCCACTTGTAGAAGTTGCGGATCGCCGATCGGCGCAACCGCACAGTCTCCCGCGCCCACGCGTTCGCTGCAAACCACTCCAAGATGTCATCAGTGGTGATTTCCCACGGCCCGACTGGGGCGTTGTCACGAGCAAACTTTCGAACGCACCGCCCGAGTTGCTGCACCGTCGACGGCAATCTCCCAATGCCGCGAAGCTGACGTTCCCATGCGACGACGTGCGATTCCCAGGAGTCGGGCGCGCGTCGAGGCGTGCACCGATGTGACTCAGCCAACGGGTTGCTACGTATCAGGCCCGCCTCGAAAGCCCAGCGGAAGAACGCGCGGCCTGAATCCCTAATCGTGGCGCGCGTCGATTCCTCGACTTCCCTGCCCTCCGCCCACATCTCGAACCTCGAGGTCGATACTTCGCCTAGATCCACCCCGCAGGACGCTGAGAAGTCGTGGACGTGACGAACTCGGCGACGCACGGTCCCAGGCGCTATGCCGGAGGCGTGCTGCTCTTGTTTGAAACGGTTGATCACTTGCGACCAGCGCGCCATGTGAACTGACATCGCGTTCTAGTTCACGCTCCGAGGTGCGACTGAAGAATTTTGAGCAGATGGGAGATGTCCCCGACATTGTCAGCCGCGTAACGGTCGTAGGCGCTTCCCTCGAATCGCACCTTGCCTGCGATGCCCTCGAACGTCGCCTCCAAGACGAGGCTCCCGGGCCACCCGATCTTCGCGGGACTTGCCACGTCGTATCGCATGCTCGCTGAAACTGAAAGCGTTGCCAGCGTGGTGAGGGGCACGACGTGGACCGGAACAGTCTCGTTTCCCGTCGTGTCACGCACGTCCGCCACCATCGCAGCGCGCTCCGTAACGAGCAAGAGGCGGGCAGAGGCAGCATCCTCCACAGTGCTCGCGAACACAATGTTGTGTTCGCCGCTCAGCACCGCGAGAGTGCTGAGCAGGCGTGCGTACCAGCCATAGAACCCGTCATCGTCAGGCGTGATGAACATCTCGCTCTGATCACTCGACCGGAGCGCGTTGTCCAACTCGGCGATACGGGCCTTGTCGGAATCAGTGAGCGCCATATCCGTTTCCCCCTCAGTTTTGGTGCGCCCGACAATAGCTGCTGGCATGCCACCAAGTCGATCTATCTGCTCCCGCAACCGGTACGAGAAAGACACCCAGCAAGCGTTCGGTCCCGCGGTGATCGAGTGGTTTGACCCGAAACGTCTGCTCGAGCTGGCGGGCGACCGTGGTGACAGTCCTGGCGATGGAGGCTGAGAGGTTGTCCACTACTGGACACCTGTCCCGTGTGGGCGTGGGTCCAATGGCCCAACTGCGCCGCCGAACGCGTCGAAGCGTGGGCCGTCGGAGCTAACGACCGCGTCGTAGTGCTTGAGGTGCCGTGCGACGGCGGGCACTGGCAGCCGGTCGTGTGGCGCAACGCCGTCACCGTACGCACCCTAGGCTGACCTGGTGCTGATCGGAACCATCCGCCCCCGCGAGACCACCACCATCGACGTCGAAGGCCACTCCCTCGCCGAGGTGCAGGAGACCCTTGAGGCGCAGGCGCCGGCAGGGTTCGACCTGGTGAACGTGCCGGTGAAGATGACGGGCGGGACGACGCTGCTCACCGCGACGGGCACGTTCTCGCGCCGCGACGGGGCACGCGACATCGAAGCCGCCGACATGGCCGCGCTGCGGGCGCAGGTGCCCGACGGGTGGATCCTGCTGCACGTGCGGCACATCTGATCTGCTGGAAAGTGGTGACCCGCTCGAACGAGCAGGCGTGCCGTGCATGGCTCAAGGTCACATAGGCTCTCGCTCATGTTCATGGCGCGACGAAGTGACAGGCGACAGCAGGCGAAGCGCGACCGCGCTGCTCTGTCAGCGCCGCTGGTGCCGAGTCTCTACGAGCATCCCGCGGAGGCAGAGGAGGAGCGGTACCCCGTCGCGCTGATGTGCAAGTGCCGCATCTCGCAACGTCTTCTCACCGTTGACCACTCCCTCGTCTACTTCGCCATCGTCTGGAGTGTCAAGAACTCCTTCGGAGGCTGGACCGAGCGCTTCTCGGTGGATACAGGACATGGCTACTTCCACGAGCACACATCAGGACACCAGAGGCCAAACGATCGCCGTGACATAAGGCCCTTGTACTCTCAGGTCGACGTGCAAGAATGCTTCGATAACGGCTACGACCGTGTGCAATCGCGCCACGACCACATGTGTGAAGGAGGATCGCGATGAGTGAACGCAGCATCGCGACGCGACGGGTCATGAAGACCATCGCACGACGATCCACCTACGATGTCATGCCCGTACGTGGAGCAGATGGGTCGCTGCCCATCGTTGTCGCTCTCCCCGACGATCGACTCGTCGACATCGCCCGTCACGTGCACGAAGAGTTCGACGGCTCTGCGAACATCTTCGTTGCGATGCCCGAGCAGATCGCCCTCATTGGCTTCTCCTTCGGTCCCGACCGCACGCACGACACCGAAGTGCAGCGCGCTCACGAGAACACTTCGATGGCTATGTACGTCGCGTACCTGCGGATGCACCCGGGCAGCGCGACCCTGAATATCAACATGGCCGAGGCAAGCACCGAGCTGCGCGACATGGCGTACGCCTTCTAGGCGCTCTTCCACGCAACGACGAAACGCCCCCGGCGTCACCTCCGAAGAGGGACACCGGGGGCGTCGTCATGGGTGGCGCAATCTGCGCACAAGCTGACCAACGAAACCGCCCAGTGTCCGCCCCGAGATGGAGGGACGCACCCCGACCGTGCAGTCGCTAGGAGTCCTTGCTCACGGGTTGCCTCGCGATCCGATCCGACGCGCTTCGAGCTCAGCCGTCTTGGCTCGGATGAGGCTTCGAATGGGGCCGGTGAGGGCGAGCACCCCGACCGCACTGATGATGAACGCTGCCAGGCTCAGCAGGAACGGCCCGCCTTGCTCAAAGATAGCGATGAGGTAGTCGAGTGGTGAGTTCATGATCGGAGAGTAGAGCACAGCTCGCGTGCTGTTGCGTGAACGACAAAACGCCCCCGGTGTCATGTCGGCGGGTTCGATGGCGCGTGCCACGTCGCGGCGGGAGAACGTGCCACGTGCACTCTGCCTGACCTGCTGGTACGGTCACGCCACCCACGGGGCAGATCCCTGGGTTGAGGAGGTGAACGTAGTGGACAGGCTTACCGTCGCACGTAATCGCTTCGACGAGATCAGCGACGAGCCCGACGCTTACTCCGCCCGTCAGGGCATGGATGCCGCGATCGAACTCGACCGCGCCGAAGGGCTTTACTGAAACGACGAAAAGCCCCCGGCGACCCGCTCGGTTGAGCAGGCGTCGGGGGCGTTGTGGTTACTTGCGTCGGGGGCGATGGGTTACTTGCGCGGGAGCTGTCTGGCGACAACTGCGCCTCTATGACGCCGCGTTAAACGCCGAGGCGGGCGCTCGCGGCTATGAGCCGCCGCCAGGTGCACGTGTCGACGGTGAGGGTGGGGCCGCCGACGTCGGCGGGCGCGATCGCCACCCACCCGTCCAGAGCGCTGACTTCGAGCGTGGTCGCGTCGGGTCCGGCCGGTGTTCGGACGATGGCGGGCACGGTGATGTGGTCCATGCCGGTTATCTCAGCACAGGTGAACCGTCGTGCGGATGGTGAAATCTCGTTTGTGGACGGGTGAAATTCGCTCTGCTTGAGCTCGCAGCAGGATTGAATGAGCGGCATGCATCCCATCACCATCGCGGCTACCGTTCATAGCCCGGAAGCCAGCGAACCGGTCGTCCTGGACGTCTCTGTCAGTGATAGCGGCGCAGTGACTATCGACACGGGAGGGGAGGGCTACTCGTCCCTCGTGATTGACGGGCACGCCACGCGCCGCATCATCGAAACATGGGTTGACGTACAGATGCGGAGCATCTCGTCGCGCCCCGGGGACGACGAGAAGCCCCCGGCCACCCTATGAAGGGGTAGCCGGGGGCTCTGTCTGGGGTTGGCGCAATCTGCACACGAGTGATGCAGATCGGTCTTCGCAGCGAAACACCGACGTGGGATGATGCTCGGCATGGCGTATCTTGGGGGATCGACCACGCTCGGCGGTGACCGGCGTATCGCTGGGCTCGACCTGATGCGCGGACTTGCCGTCTTGCTCGTGCTGCTCTGCCACAGTTTCCCGCAGGTGGTTGGCGGTGGGGGCGTCGTCGGCGTCGTCATGTTCTTCGCCCTCAGCGGGTACCTCATCACCGCGCTGCTCGACCGCGACCTCCGCACGCACGGGCGCGTGCGCTACGGCCACTTCTACCGGAACCGTGCGCTCCGTCTCCTACCCGCGCTGCTGCTGTTCTTGGCCATCTTCACCATCATCACGCTTGCCTGGGACCCGGCCGGGGAGCGCGATCGCATCGGCCAAATGCTCGCTGTGTCGCTGACCTACACGAACAACCTGCCGGTCATCCACCAGATGGGTTCCGTTGCCCACCTGTGGACCCTCGCCACCGAAGAGCAGTTCTACCTGCTCTGGCCGCTGCTGCTCACCCTGGGGATCGCAAAACGCGGCCGCATCTGGCTCATCATCGGCGTCGCCGCCGTCGCGCTGTACGCGGTCGCCGCGGTGTCCGTGTGGTGGGCCGCCCCGCGCGGTGCATACGCCACCATCTACGTTTGGCCCTCCTCGTGGGCTGTCGCCATGCTCATCGGCGCTTCGGGTTATCTCGCGCGAGAGCGCATCGCGCGGTGGCTACCGGCGCCCGGAACGAACGGTGGGCGGTCGATCGCGGCGGCGGCCTTGGCGCTGTGCGTCGCGGCATCGTTCTGGCCCGCACTCGACAAGACCGGTTTTGGGCAACTGCTCGTGGGGCCCGTGGTCGCGGCGCTCAGCGTCGTCATCATCCGACACCTGATGACTTGGAAGACCTTGCCCACGGTCGCGCTGCGTCCCCTGCTCGCGCTCGGAACGATCTCCTACGCGGCATACCTCTGGAACTACGGCATCGTCGTGTGGCTCGGCGGCAATCAGCCCGAGAACTACGACCTGACCGCGATGATCGTCGCGTTCGTGCTGACGATCATCGCGGCGGTCGTGAGCTGGTTCGTTGTCGAAGCCCCCGCGGCGCGTTGGCGGAAACGGCTAGACGCGCGCCGTCGTACCGACCAGGGCACGCGGGCAACCGCAACCGTTTAGTCGGTCCGCACTTCGAGGCGCAGCTTCGAGATGGCGGCGGTGTTGCCGGCCGATCCCTGGAAGATCATCTTGGGGTAGGCGACGCCTGACACGTCCAGGTTGGGGAAGTCGCCCATGTTCACGCACTGGTCTCCCGACAGCAGCGCGATTTGCTTGGTGCGCGGGAGCATGACCACGGAGAGCGTCGACGACGACGGCTTGTTGAGGAAGGTCGTCGTCACTCGTGCGCTGACGGTCGTCGGCGAGGCGACGCGGTCGTAGAGCCACACCGGCGAGCGGCGCCAACCGCCGCCGATGGTGCCCGCGCCCTCGATGGAGAAAAACAGCTCGCTCGGCCACCCCGAACCCGGGTAGCGGAGCCCCTGCGCCGTCCAGATGATGGCTTTGACGTTGCCGTCCGAGAGGTCGATGCCATCCGGGAGCGTGAAGCCCGCGATGCTGCTGGCGATGGTGACGCGGAGAGCGCCGCCACCGTTGCCGCCCTCGACGGCGACCGTGCCCTGTGTCGTGAAGCCGGCGGGGACGGAGCCTCCCCATCCGAAGTCGTACTCCTTGACGTGTGATGCGCGTCCCGGGAACGAGACGCGACCGTTTGCGAGGCGTGGGAACGTGGGCATGTCTCAGACCTCCGTCGACGCGGCGAAGTAGCTGTTGCCGCACTGGTAGTAGAAGATGATCCGTCCGTCTCGCGCAGTGAACGCCCGGCACGACCGATAGTTCGTATTCTCCGACCCCGCGATGGGGAACAGGATGTACTTCGGCGGGGCGAGTAGCGTGCGGAGGTCGTCCGAGATCGGCGCGATCGCGAGGCGCGCGTCCTTGGTCGCGTCGCCCGAGACGAAGTTGCTCAGCATGCCGATCCACCACAGTTTGCCGCGCCACATGACGATGCTGGTGGTGTTCCACTCGACCCGTCGGCCGTCCCCAGTCTGGTCCATGTTGTAGAGCAGGGGGTCGGGGTCCATCGCCCACTTGCGGCCGTCCGTGGAGGTGGAGAGGCCGAAGGTGGGCTGGTCGCCGCCGCCTGCGAGGTGGTGGGAGTACATCCGCCCGCCGAGCGCGGTGAGCGTCGCGTATCCCGTGTGTCCGTCGCCGGGCCACGTCGGCGGCGCGTCGATCGCGATGCCCCCACGCGTCCACGTGATGCAGTCGTTGCTCGTGGCGTACAGCGTGGTTTGCAGCCCGTTCGCTCCCGCCACCCCGGCCTGCTGGTAGAGGGCGATGAACTTCACGGTGCCAGTGGGGTCCTCGAAGACGGTCGGCGTCTCCGTCTGCGATCCACTGACGTTGTCGATGTAAACACGACCACGGCTCGTCCAAGGTCCGAGCTCGGTCGGTCCGGTTCGCAACCAGAATCCCGAGCTGGCGTGGGCGGCGTGGTCCGTGGAGTCGATGAGGTAGAACTCGTCCAGAGCGGCCGACCCGAGGATGCGTCGCGCGTCGATCACCCACGGCCAGTACAGCGATACCGAAGTGGTCGGGGCGAGCGCCCCAGGGGCGGGGTTCTGAGTCGCCTGAGTCATGATCGGGTTGCCGCCGTTGAGGCGCTTGAAGATCGGCCACGATCCGTCGAGCGGGTAGGGCAGGATCTTGTCCGTCGCCGCCTTGACGATCGTCGAGACCTGCGGCGCGGTGACCTTGTCAGCGACACCTTCGGTGACGGCTGCACCAATCGTGGCCTTTTGCGCCACTGCGAACGCCGACGTTGGAGTGGCCTGAATGGCTGCCATCTGCGCGTCGGTGGTGGCTCCGACAGCTGCGGCCGCGGCAGCCGCATCCTCAGCAGCTCCGCGCGCGATAACCGCCTGGTCACGCGCTTCCCCAGCCGCGCCCGCCGCTCCCTGCGCCGTACTCGCGGCCGTCTCAGCCACTTCCGCATAAGCGCTGAGGCTGATCATCGGCGTCACGGCCTCACCGAACTTGACACGCACCTCCACGACGCCAGCAGGGGCGCGGAACGACTGCGTGATGCCACGGGCATTTGCCACGAGCTTGCTGCCGGGGAACGGGACGCCCTGCACGTCGGTGATGTTGAGCGGGCTCGAGAACGACGTGTCGGACGCAGAGAACACGTACCCCTCGGCGTTCACGATCGGAGCGAAGGTGCTCTCGTTGACGACAACGGTCGCGGGGAAGTATCCGACGACGGCCATGGGCGGGTCCTTTCAGGTGCCGGCGTGACGCCGTGCTCTAGGCGAGAAGTACACGGTGGCGGCCCCCACGATGAGGACCGCCACCAGGAGTCGCATCAGGAGACGACGCGCTTGTTGGTCGCGCCGTACACGCCGCCGCCGGTGAGGCCAGCGCCGACGGCGACGGCGGCGAGAATGGTGATCCACTCGCCGCCCGTGATGACGTTGTCGCTGAGCGCGGAGGCGAGCGCGGCACCACCGGCGGTGAGGCCGGCGACCGCAGCGCCAACGAACGCCTTCGCGCTGCTGGTGACGACGACAGCGGGGACGGCCTTGTCGGCCAGGTCGACCGCGACATCGGTCACGGTGGTGGGGTTGAGGTTGCTCATGCGGGGTGTCCTTCCTGGGACGGGAGACCCCGACACGGTGCCGGGGTCAGGGCTTGTCGCGGCTGGGCCGCGGCGGGTACGGGTCGAGCTCGTCCGGGTCGGTACCCGGAGCGTCGATGAAGCGACGCCGGGCGAGCGCGAGGGCTTCCTCGAGGATGCGAGCCCAGCGCTCCCACCAGGCGACGTCAGCGGTGCGCGCGGCCTTCTCGGTGGTCAGGTCGCGCAAGGCCTGGTCGCGCTCGGCGCGCGCGGCGTCCCGCTCCTTGATCGCCTTGTCGACTTCCGTGCGGCGACGCTCAAGGTGACCGGCGCGCGCGTCGCGGATCCAGTCGAGAGTCTTCGTCGCGATACCCCCGACGACCGAAGAGGTCAGAAGCAGGGTGGCGAGCTGCGCGAAATCCATGTCACCTCCGGGGCTCGAAGGTGTACTTCCTGATCAGCAGCCACCGCACGAAGAACAGGCCAGCGCCGAGCGCGATCCACCCCATCTGCGTGAGCCGCGACCCGGACTGGGAGATGTGAAGGGACAGGACGACGATGAAGTAGATCGCGGCTCCCGTCCAGATCATGACGATCGACAGCCGTTCAGCGAACCACCAGCCCGGGAACACAGCGAGCAGCCCCCCGAACGAACCCATGATGACGAACGCCGCCCACGCTGCGGTCAGAGGCGTTCCCAGGGCACCTTCGATCGACTGCGGCGGGCGCAGGAGCGTCGCGAAGCCCGTGCACAGCGCGATCCCGTACAGCACGAAGTACGTCAGCTTCAGATGCCGGGGCTCGGTGATCGACTCCCACGCGCGCCGAACTCGGCGCCCGACGCTCGTGAGCCCCCCACCCGGCCGAGGGTCACCCATTGGCGGCGGCCGCGCTGGCAGACAGCCGACGCGCGATCTCCTCGACCGTCGCCTCCGGCGCCCCGGCGAGCTCCGCGAAGCGCGGCGCGAGGGCGGCGTCGACCGCGGCGGCGATCTGCTCGGGCGTGCCCTGCAACCCGAGGATCTGGCCGAGCTTGGCCGGGTCGATGATCGCGGACGGCTTGGCGAGGATCTCGCGCGCGAGCGTGTAGTTCACGTTCCCGATGCGGATCGCCTCTTGGACGGATGCCTCGGTGGCGTCGTCCTTGGCGGCGGCGAGGAGCGCGTTGTTCTGCGTCCAGATCTCGTTGCCGATGCGGATCGCCTCGTTCGCCAGCGTGAAGTTCACGTTGCCGATGCGGATCGCTTCCTGCACGGATGCTTCGGATGCCATGTCTTCCTCCTCGATCGGTGTTGCGCCGTCCGACGCAGTGGTGTTGCGGTGGTTGTCGCGGTCGGCGAAATACTCGAGGTGCCACCGCTCGACGAGGGTCCAGACGCCGCCCACCCACCGGTAGACGGTCCAGAACCAGCCGTGGTCGTTCCAGATGCGCATCTGCGCGTCGGAGGTGTCGTCCGTGTCAACGGCGTAGCCGCGGCAGTGAATCGACTCGTTCGCGGGGAGGGCGATCGGCGCCCACGCCCCACCCCGCAGGTACGCGATGTACCTGGCGTAGTTCGCGTTCGCCTGTTCGGGCGACCGCCACGCCTCATTGATGTCGGCGGCGCGCCCGAAGCTCGAGCGCATCGCGATGTCTACGCGGGCGAGGGACGCGGCGGCGGGGGCCGCGAGACGACCCCGTCCGCCGCCGATGTCGACGGCGTCTGCGAATGAGAGCAGCATGGTGTCCCTCCTAGGCGCCGGTGTTGTTCTGGAAGAACGTGACGCTGAACGCGAGCGTGTCCCGCACGACCGCCTCTGTGGTGAGCACGAACCGTCCCTCAGCGGTCAGCTCCACCCGCGGGTTGGTCGTCGCGACCTTCTCCGAGGGGCGGTAGCCGGTGCTGAGCCGGGCGATCGGCGTGCCTGCCGGAACCTTGGAACCGACCCCGCCGGGATCTTTGATCAGCGCCCCACCGGCAGTGACGATGTTCCCGTCGCGGGACTGATTCAGACCACTCCACCCCGAGTCGACGTAGTGCTGGAACCCGGCACCCAACTCCGACACACGAGAGAACTTCCGCGACGTGTCCGAGTACCGCCACACCTGATTCCCGAGCCCGTCGATGACACGCTCAGCGCGACTGTCATCCGGCAGCAGGATCACGGTGCCCGGAGTATCCAGGTACTGCAGCACCTGACCGTTCGCCCCGTACACACCGCCCGCACCAGGCCACACCCGCAGGTCAGTGACCTCCCCGATCTGCGCCTGCCCCGCGGTGACGGCGACGAGCGCGATCGGCTGATCATCAGCCAGGCCGACCGCGGTCTCCCGGCTCGGGAGCGTGTACCCGCTCGAACCGGGGATGTTCTTGAAGCTGGACTGCCGCGCCTGCCAGTCACGGTGAACGACGATGAGGTGCCGCACCGTGCCCGACGACGGCGCGGGCAACTGAATCCGCGCCTCAGCAGTGGTCGTGTCCAGCACGCCCCACCCGAAGCCTGTGCCCGCGGAGATCACAAGCTCCCGATCCGCTGCACCGGGGGTGATCTTCCACGCGTCGCCGACGACACCGTACGGATTCCCTCCGGCGCTACCGGACAGGACCGCCCACTCGGGGGCGAAGACAGTTCCCCCGCCTGCATCCTCGGGCCCGCGGCGACCGTAGCCGGCGCTCTTCGTGATGTTGACGGACGGCATCAGCGTCTCCCTTGGTCTCGGATGCCGCGCGACAATCGCGCGACGGCCCGCCACAGGCGAGCATCGGTGTCTTCGGTTTCGTCCAGCTCACCAATACGAGGCGTGACGACGACACCCTCATCGGCGGTCTCACTGATGGATACGGAAATGCGTTGCAACGCCTGAACGGGGGCTACATCGATGGAAACGAGATCCCCCACCTGATAAGTGCTGCCGAAACTGAACCGGTCGGTCTCAACCAACGTCGTGTTGACACCTACCTTCGCCGCACCATCAGCGAGCGCCTCGTACGCATCGACAGTGAGGTCAGCACCCTCCTCGGTGTTGCGTCCATCAACGAAGCCCTCGCGGATAATCCCCCACTCCGCTTCACGCGGCGCGTGGATCACCTCGATGAACTTCCGCTCCACACCTTCACCGCGACCGCCCACGACGACACGGGTGACGGTCGGAGCCTCCCGCGTGTACGTGTACGAATCAGGGATACCGGTCTCGAGCGTCAGCACACCAGGGACGGTGTCCGGTTCACGGACATCAACCACCACACCGGTCTGCACACCGGCCGCGTTGTCGACGTAGGTGATAACGACGGTGAGGTTGTCCGCGTCGAGCAACGGCATGAGCTTGTCAGCGAGAGGGTGCATACGAAACTGCGTCTGCACCTGTGAGCCGCGACCCAAGTCAGGTGCCACAGTCCACGGCACCCCCAGGCGGGTGAAGTTCTCCCGCAGGGCGTTCTTGAACACCGTCTCCGATGGTCCCGAGTAGGTGCGGTAGTCCTGGAACTGGTTCCCGATCGGTGCCGTCGGCACCTGTCGGCCGTACCAGGACCAGAGGTTCTGCAAGTCCCCCACGACCCGGGCTGTGACCTCCCCATCGGGCCCGGTGCCGGGAGTCTCCTGGATGAGACCTCGGAAGCGTTCCTCACCCCGGAAGAACACCCGGCACCGCGCTCCGTCGAGCGTGATCAGCGACGCCACCTCATGATCGGACGGGACTGTGAACTCTGCCGCCGGGATGACGTTGGGAGCAAGGACGGCTTCCGCGTCGAACCCCGACACATCCCGGAGATAGGCACCGGTCTTGTCTGTGATGACGAAACGCAGACCGTCCACGACCACCCCTCTCAGAACGCGCGGAAATGCAGCGGCGTCAGCTCGAACATCACCGACCCGGTGCCCACCGCGGCGACGTTCAACGGCACAGACTCGCCAGGCGGGATCCGCGCGTAGTCCTGCAGCCCAAGCTCACGAGTGACGTCATCACCCACGAAGTCGTCCGTGTCATCCACGGCCGGCCCGAGCTGCGCAGTCGGGTTGCGCGGGTCCGTGTCGATGCGGAGCATCTGCCCCTCGACGAGGTCGAAGGGCGGCCGGATGAGTGTGTCCCCGACGCCGAGAGCGATCTGCGACAGCTGGTCACGGACCCACCACACGCCGTATGCATCAACATCGCCGAGGTTCGGGATTGCCGCGGTGCCGAAATTCGCCGACGACGAGATCCGGAACTCGGGCGCCCCGTCCTGCGGAAAGAAGTCCACGGGAGTGGGGGCTTCCCAAGGCCCTCGCCGCACCGTCTCGCCCCGCCAGTACGGTTGCGCGGCCTCAAGCGCGATCGGGTACACCTGCCACCCGCGGAGCGTGGGATCGAAGTCGTACGCGTACGGATCTTTGAACACCCCCGACAGGTGAAGTGTTCGCGGCGACCGCTCCCCCACCTGGATGGACCACACGCCCTCGTTCTCGGGGTGGATGGTGGCGAAGAACTGTGTGACCCTGTCGAGCCACGCGTTCGTACCATCCCCCCAGACGTACACCTTCCACATCACGTCCCGCGCAGACGTCTGCCACCCGCGAAGACGGTGCCCCGGAAATGCGCGTGATCTGCTGGTGTGCTTATCGATGCGGGGGAAGTGCAGCCCCTCAAGGCCGCCGCTGACGAGCACGACCCCCCCGTCCGGATCGGTGAGATCCCACACGGACCCATCCGCCCCCGTCCATGTGGTGCGCATCCCTTGCCACTGTTGCGCCGGAACCGGAGGCCCGACCGGGGGCGAGCCGAGCACCACTGGGTACATCAGCTCACCCCCACCGTCGTCAGCGTCCCCGCAGCGGAGAGCTTGCTCCGCTTCTTCTTGTTCGCCTCGTAGATCAGCTCCTCGGCTGCGGTGCGCGTCGTGCCGTAGAACACGAACGTGTCACCGCCGCCCTCGCCTGCACCCGCGTTGACGACCTGGCGCCCAGAGTCCTGGGCGGTCGGCGCGGCAGTCGCAGGGACTGCAGAAAGAGCGACCATCGCCCGCTGGACAAGAGCGGTCGAGTCGGCCACGCCCAGCGCCATACCCTCGCCAACCATCTGGCCGACTTCTGTTCGGAACACCCGTGAGGGCGACTGGATCCCGAGCACGCCTTTCGCCCACCCGGTGACATCGTCGAAGAATCCGGTGACCTGGCGAAACAGCCAATCCCCCATGCTCGAAATGCCTTGCCAGAATCCGCGGACGACGTCGGCGCCCGCGTTCACCAACCAGCTACCGGCGTTCCCGATCGCTGACATCACCGTCCCGGCGATGCCGCCGACGACTTGTCCGATGCGACCAATGGCGCCGGATACGGCGCCCACCATGCTGTCCCAGATGCCCGAGAAGAACCCGCTGATCGCTGACCACACGCCCGTCCACCAGGACGACAGCGCCTGAACCGGCCCCTGCACCGCGTTGACGACAGTGGTGACGATCGGCACGAGGAACGCCAGGATGCCGTTCCAGGCATTCGTGACGAAGCCGACAACCGCGTTCCACACCGCCTGCCACGCCGTCCACAGATTCGTGAAGTAGGCGACGATGAAGTCAACGATGGACGTCACAATCGGGCTGAGGAACCCCGCGATGGCGTTCCACACCGTGGTGACGACGTCGACGATCCCGTTCCAGATCGTCACGAGCACGGCGGCCATGACGAGGATGATGTTCACCCACGTCTCGACGTACACCCGGATGATGTTCGCGATGAACTCGAACACGGGCGCGAGGAAACTTGCAATCGCGTTCCACACCGTGGTGACGACGTCTACGATCCCGTTCCAGAGGTCCGCGAAGAACGACGCCAGCGCCCCCCACACGGTCGTGGCGATGTTGACGATGTTCGTCCACGCTTCGCCAAGGAACCGCGTGAACTCGCCCCAAATCGCCTGCCCAAGTTCGGTCTGAGTGAAGAACCACACCAGCCCACCCACCAGCGCGACGATCGCCGCAATGATGAGACCGATGGGGTTCGCTGTCAGCGCCGCATTCCACGCCCACTGCGCCGCCGTCGCCACCACCATCGCCGCACGCGATGCACCCATGGCAACTGTCGATGCCACGGTCGCAGCCGTGCCTCGGATGGTGGCGAAAAGTCCACCAGTCTGAGCGGCCGTGCTCGTCCCAGTCGCTGCCGCAAGTTGCAGTTCCGCTCGAGCAGCCGCCAGGCGGGCAAACGTGTTGGCCGTCGTCACCGGAAGCATCCGCAGCTGCAGCATGGCGAGATTCTGCGACGCGGCGAGAACTCCGAAACTAGCCGTCCTCCACGCGAGGAAACCCGCGACGATGAGCGGCATGAACTGAATGATGGTGTCCACGTGATCCGCCAGGAATGACAGGACGTTGGTCAGCACCGTGAGCGCCCCGGACGCCAGCGTCGCAACAGCTCCGCCGATGTTCGGCAACGCGGCCACGAACGACTGCACCGCGGGCTGCAGCGTGGTCAGTGACGTTCCAATGCTGCTGACCTGCATGGACATCCCGGACCCGATGTCACCACCCTGGAAAGCAGCGATCATCTGGCGCACGCCATCGACGACGGCCACGATGACCCGGTGCGCGACCTGCAGGCCATCCGCGAACTCAGGTGGCAGGAGCGTTTCGTTCTCCGTGAACCCGGTCAACAGCAGATCTTTGACGTCGACAAGGTTCTGCCAGAACTGCTGCAACCCCGCCACGACTTTGCCGAAGTCGATCCCGTCGATGTACCCCGTCAGCGCCGCAATAGCCGGACCCACCCGCTCGGAGAGCGCCGCAGCGTACGGCTTCAGCGCCTCGGCGGCCCGGTCCACCGCGTTCGCGATGGAGGAGAACAGGGTGGGTGCGCCGTCGACTCCCGACTGAACGAACATGGCCCCGAGGCGGCCGAATGCTGCTCCGATGTTCGCGAGTGCGCCTCGCGCGGTCGTACCCGAGGACAGGGCCGCGCCTCCGACACTCTCCTCGAGCGCCTTCTGGAACGTCTCGAAGTCGACCTTGCCCTCGGACACCATCTTGGCGGCCTCGTCCGAGGTCACACCCATCTGCTTCGCCACGGCTTGAAGGATGGGGATGCCGCGGTCTTGGAACTGCTGCATCGTCTCGGTCGTCAGCTTCTGATTCGTAGCGACCTTGTTGATGATGCTGCCCATCTCGGACAGCGGAGCCTTCGCGATCGTGGCCGAATCCGCGGTGAGCTTCAGCACTCGCGTGAGCGCCTCACCCGGGGCAATGCCGGCGGCGACGGAGGATGCGGCGATCTGCGCCGACTGGTCGAGCCCGAACGCCGTCCCCTTCACGGAAGCGAGGGCGGACTGCATGATCGTCTGCACGGACTCAGCGGAGTGACCAAGTCCGGTGAGCTGCGCCTTCGCGTCCTGAATGTTCAGAGCCCGGTCGAGACCCTTCGCACCGATAGCCGCGACACTGGCGGTCGCTGCAGCAACACCCGCAGCGATGCCCACACCGATCCCCCGGACTGCACGCCCGAAAGCCTCCTTGAACCGCCCCCCAGCCTCCGAAGCCGTGCCGTTGATCTGATCGATCACGTCGCCGCGGAAGCCGGGGAAGGTGGGACGAATGGGGACTGCGCCCGCGCCAACAATCGTCATCGGCGCCCCCTTGGTGTCAATGCGTGAACGCGGACCTCGCCGCAAGCTGCGCGCGCAGCTGCGCCCGCTCTTCGTCGGTGACCTCGACCTCCTGGGACTGCTTCCAGGGTGTCGGGAGGTTCACCGGCTCTGGGTGCTCCCGGGTGTCGCGATTGGCGTTCATGAACGCTGTCGCGTGTGTCCACGCCAGGAACTCGCCGTAGGTCACGGTGTGTTTCCAGCCCGCCACTGAGGCGCTGGTGTGCGAACCGAACTCCCGCTCGAGCTCAGCGACATAGTCGAGCGCGTCACGAAACGGGACGCGTCGACCGATGTCAGCGAGAGTCAGTCCGAGATAGCGTCGGAAATCGAAACGGACTGCCCGCCGGTGCCTTCCGACGAAGACGTAGAGGGCGAGAATTCCCCCAGGCTGGCACCCATCCGGTTGCCGACCTCTTCCGCGAATCGCATGAGCATCGCGAAGGCTTTGGCGCCGTCACGCATGCCGACGATCTTGTCGCGGTCCTCGGGCCAGAGGATCTGCTCGCGCAGGTACTTCGGGATCTGCTTCTCGTCGAGTTCGTCCAACTCCATGAACATCTCAAGACGTTCGATGGGGATGCGCAGGTCGAGGCTGACCTCGCCTTCCGCGGTCTGGCACTTCAGGTGATCCTCGACGACGAGGAAGTCAGGCTTGGGTCCGGGTTCGGCTGTTCTGGTCGCCATGATGGGCCTTTCGTTGGGTGATGGGCGGTATGGGGATGCTGCTGGCCGGGGTGCCCATCACGGCCCCGGCCAGCAGGTCACATCACCCGCGGGTGTAGGCGCGGGCAGCGGAGGCACCGGCAGGGCCGGTGGCGACGATCGGTGCGGACCCGGCGGACCCGGCGGGCAGCGCCGCCTTGATCTGGGTCGACGACTGAACAGTGAACAGGGGCGATTCCACGCCCCCGAACGTCACCGAGGTGACGCCAGAGAACCCCGTCCCGGTGAGGGTGACCGTCTGCCCCGCCGCCTGCCCGGAGGGCGTGGCTGCGGTGATCACAGGCGCGACAGTGCTGATGGGCGGCACGAGCCACTCGCCCAGGTGCTCGTTGTTGAGCAGCGTGCTGCGCTTGAGGGTGAAGGTCAGTTCGAGACCGTTGACCTTGCCCCGCTCAGACTTGTCGACCTTGGCCTTGGTGACGCTCACCTCCGCGACACGGCGCCGGATGACACCGTTCTTGAAGATCTCCTCAGAGAAAGCGACGAGCTCGGTGAGCTGCCCACCCGCGTCGATGGTGATGAACCCGTTCGCGTCGGGAGTCTTACCCCACGCGAGCTTGCGCGTGAGCCGGTCGTACTGGGCGAGCTTGACCACGAGAGTGGGGTTCGAGAGACCCGAAGGGATCCAGTACCCCTCCTGGAAGAACTTGATCGGGTCACCGTCGGGCTCGAGCGTCCATTCGAATCCGCCGTCTTCGGTGAAGAGGCCGGCCTTTTCGAAGGCAGGATCGAGAGCGAGCTGCGGGTTCGCTCCCTCGCTGGGGCTGGGGAAAGCGGTGCCCTTGGGGGCGAAGCCGATGAACCCGGTGACCGGGATACCGACGGCGGAGATGTCGTTGCCGAACGCGTCGACCATGCTGGTGCTCCTTCGAAGCGGTGGGCCCGTCCGGGCCTGGTGGGTGGTGGTTACAACGCCTTGCCGACGACGGAGAGGGTGACCGTCATGTAGCGCCGGGCGCGCGGCTGAGACTCGGGCACCCGATGGGGGCCGAGGGATCCGAGAACCGCCGCAACGGGGTTATCGGGGTCGGTGCTGGGGATCTGGGTACGGAGGGCGTGAACGATGGCAGCGAGATCCGCCGCCTCCTTCGGGTTTTCGGGATCGCCAGCGAGAACCGAGATACCTACCGTGCGTTCACCCGTCAGCAGTGACGTGTCGGGGCCGCTGTCATCCCGGATCACAACCAGTCGGCGCGGGAAGTCCCCGCCCGGCTCGCGGTTGTCGACCTCAACGCCCTGGCACACGTCCTCCGGTCGCGCGGCGAGGGCAGCGCGATACCAGTTGACGAGGAAGAGTTCGAGGTCAACATGAATGACGACCGGGTCAGGCACGGCTCGCCGCCTTGTTCAATGCCCGCGACAACGTCCCCTCACGGGACTCGACGATCATTGCGTGACGGACTTCCGAGATCACCGTCGCTACCGGGCCGTCGCGATCGGTTGTGACCTCGACATGGATGCTGTCGCGATACTCCCCTGTCGCTACGGGCGCATCGGCTTGAGCGATATCGCGAACCTCGCTTGCGGCGTCAACTACAAGGCGGCGGACAGGCGCGGATCGAGCTATTTGATCCAGCGCCGCGTCGAAGAACTTGGCGGACATTCATCCCTCCCGGTCTTCCAGGGGCGCTTCGATGCCGGCCTCCCAGCCGTCGAAAGGACTGACGTACGGTGCCGGTCGGACGTTCACGAAGTAGGTCGCGTCGCCGTCACGGATCCGATCGCCTGGGAGCACGTCGCTGCCCACCGGTGCGAAGAGACTGACCTCGGTGAGCACCTGGGTACGCGTGGCGGTCTCGCTGCGTGTGCTCCCCTTGGGGGCGATGAACGCTTCTGAATCGAGGGTTACCGTCTGTGCGTCACCCCACGGACCCCAGGTTGTGCGCGCTGGGTTGTAGGGGTCGGGTACGCGGGGGCGGCGGTCGCGATAAATGCTCATCGCGTGGCTCGACCGTTCGGATGCTGGGCGTAGCTGCCGCCGAGCTTCACGGGGCGGTAGCTACGTGCTACGTCCTCGGCTTCAGGTGAGAGCGCCACCTGGCCTCCGACCGCCCACGCTGCGAACGAGCCGCCTTCCGTGAATGGCCCAGCCGTACGGGAGAACTGTGTCATGCCCGCGCGTGCGCGCTTGTCGACGTCGAATGCTCCGGCCACGGCCGCAGCGACGGTGGTGCGCACCAACTCGGGCACGTCGTCCTCGCCAAAGGAGAAGTCGACGCGGACGAATGCGACGGTGGTGTCGCGAAGGGTGAGGACAGACGCGAAGCGCGTGAATGCGATCGAGTTGCCGTCGTCGTCGGTTACGGTGTGCACGTCGACGATGGGGGTCTCCGGGAGGCGCACCTCGCCAGCGTGCGAGCGCAGGCGGTTGGTGCGGCGCCCGGTGGTGAAGGTGCGTCGAGCTTCCTTGCGGAAAAGCTCGGACGCTTTGGTGAGCGCGGCGTCGACGCGCTGCTCCTCGGAGGAGGTCAGATCACGGCCGAGCGCTTCCACGACGTCGCTGGGGGCGGCGAGGGGCTTGTATTCGTCGACCATGGTCTGACCTCCTCTCTGGTGTGCGGGTGTTACGCCGCGGTGATGGCGGGCGAGGTGCCGCCGGTGAACGCGCCGGTCGCCGTGAGGGTGCCGATGCGCTCGTTGAAGGTGACGGTCTTGGCGTTGCCCGGGAAGGCGTTGCCGGTGACCTTGGCGCCGGATACGCCGGTGAGCTCGTTGAGCTCCTTGGCGATGTCAGCGTTGGAGGCGTTGTACGCGATGGCGTCGGTGGTCTGGCCGTCGACGGTGAGCGTGAACGTTCCGCCGGTGGGTGCGCCGGTGATGGTCAGCGTGTAGCTGGCCTTCTCGGACCCGCCCGCGCCGAAGGTGACCTTGATCGCGCGCTGGAACTTGAGGGCGACCTCGTCGTTCTCGTCGCGGATGATGGCGCCGGTGTCGGCGTCCTGCTCGGGGTCGAGCACCGCGGTCGCGCCGGCGAAGGCGTGGACGATGGAGCGGTCCTTGAGGTGGTCGCTGTCGTAGTCCCACAGCTGGGTGACGGCGAGACCGTTGCCGGCCGCGACGCCGCCGCCCTTCGCGACGCCGTTGGGGACGGCGGGCGCGACGGTGGCGATGGCGATGGCAGTCTCGTGCACGAAGTAGGACTCGTCGTCGCCCAGGGCGTCGAGCTCCACGATGGTCCAGCCGCCGAGGCGTCCGACGACGCCCTCGCGCAGTGCCTCCGGGAGTCCGGCGGCGTCGACCTCGAGAAGCTTGTCGTGGGTGGCGATGGCCTCCGAGACGTTCGCGCCGACGAGCCAGTAGCGCCCGGTGAGCGGCCAGTGCGCCTTCTGGGCGAGCTTGCGGGCGCGGACGGCGACCTTGCGGGCGTCGCTCTCGATCGCGTTGCCCGAGGCGGGGTTGAACGTCACGCCGAAGACGAACGACGCCACACGCAACGCGCCGACGACGATGTTCTCGAAGAAGTCGAGGATCGCCTGCACCTGCGGCGCCTGGACATCGCGGACGTAGTCGACCTCGTCCAGCGTCTCCTCTTCCGGGGACAGCGCGACGGCGCTGTAGATGTGCCGGTTGAGCTTCACCTGGATCTTGCTGTTGGCGAGACGGTCGACGACGATCGCGTCGTCACCACGCCACGGCTTCTCGCGGGCGACGAGCACGGCGGGTCGCTTGATGTTGACGACGTCGCCCTCGGCCCCCTTGAAGTCGCTGATGCCAAACTTGTAGGTGAACAGGCCGGGGGCCTTCACCTGACGGCGGAGCAGCGCGAGCGCGGTAGCCGCGAGCTTCTGCCCCTTGACGAAGATGTTTGCCACGATTCCTCCTCAGGATGGTTGGTGGCCCGTGAGCGTTCGTGGCGAACGTCTCCGGGGGTGTCAGCGCGCGGTTGCTGCGTTGACGATGTCGTCGGCCGACATGTCGCCGGCTTCGATGCGCTGTCGCTCGGTGTCGTCGTCCTCGGACGGCGCAGCCGGCTTCTTCGGCAGGTGCGTGAGCAGCTCGTCGGCGTGCGCCTCGAGCTCCTCCTTGGTGCTGCCGCGCAGAGCGCTGACGGGCACGCCCTTCTCCTTGGCGACGTCGGCAGCGAGCTTGGCGGCGGAGTCCTGCGACTCGCGCTGCGCCTTCCACTGTTCAGCGGTCTCGGCTCGCGTCTTCCACTGATCGAGCTCGGTCATGTTGGCCTGCTCGGCAGCGTCGAACTTCTGCGCCTTGTCGCGCAGCGTCGCGATCTCGTCGTCGGAGACCTTCGGCTTGGCCTTGGCGCGGCTCTCCCACAGGCGCGCGTACGCCTTCCATTCGGATTCGGGAGCGTCGTCGGCGGGCGGCTTCGGGTCGGCGTTGTTGTCGGTGTCGGACATGGTGATGATCCCCGTTTCGGAGTGATGATGGCGTCCCCGTTCGGGTGCGCCGGGACCCGCGGGTGCGGGTGGTCAGGTGATGTCGTCGGGCCCGGTGAACCGGTCCTCGCGCCAGGTAAGGGTGGGGCCGAGCTCGCCATGCTCGCGGGTGACGATGAGGTCGGTGAAGTCGCTGATGCGGCGGCCCTTGGCGTCGGTCTTGCCGCGGCCGATGTCCATGGCGTTGCGGTCGAACCGACCGATCTGTTCCCAGATTTCGGAGTGCGTTTCTTCGAGCGTGTCCCGGTCGATGGCGATGCCGGGGTCGTGAGGGGCGCGCATGCCGCGCTCTCCGCAGTCGCACCCCGGGTGCAGTGGCTGCAGCTCGCCGATGCGGTAACGCTGCGTCGCGGCGATCACGCAGAGCGCGCAGTTTTCGCGCCCGGACAGCACCCGCACCGTGTACTCGAACCCGGTCGCGGCGTACGCGTCCCGCGACTGTCGGCTGCGCGCCTGCTGCAGGTCGCTTGCGGCGATCGACAGCAGCCGGGAGCGCCCTGAGGCGCGCGCGTCGTCGAAGCTTTTGCCAGCGGCGAGAGCGGAGTACGTCGTGACCGCTGGCCGGCGGTACACCTCGGCCGCGGGAACTCCTCGGTAGCCGATGACGCTGTCTCGATCGATGCCGGGCATGGTGCGCACGCTCTGCCCGTCCAGCGTGGCGAGACGCTGCACGAACGCGTTCGCGAGCGTGGCGGACTGCATCTGCCCGCCCTGCACCGCCGGGGTGACACGACTGATGATGCGGTTGACGTCTTCGTCGCGGAGCTCGCGGGATCCGTCCCACACCGCGGCCGCATAGGCCAGGGTGCGGGAACGGATGCCCGCGTTCTGTCGCATGTACGCCGAGGTCAGCGCGTCAGCTGTTAGGTCCGCCATCGGTGATCGCTCCTGTCAGCGCCGCCTGCTGCAGCAGCTCGGCGGCACGGTTGGCTTCCTCGCTGTCGATCTCGTCCGGGGACATGCCCCAGATGTACTCGTCGATCCACCGCTGAGAGCGCCCGGAACCTTTCGCCGCGAGAGCGGCCGCGGCCTTCTCGGTGAGCGATACATGCTCGGGCGATTCGAATGTGACGTTCACGGTCTCGTCCTCATCAAGGCCGAGGATCCGCAGTGCCGACAGCAGTGCCGCTTCCATCGGCGCGCCGCACCGGTTTATGCGGTCCTTCGCTTTCTGGATCTCACCCTTGTGCGCGTTCGCGGCGCCGGCGGCGGACTGGTTCTGCCCCTCGGGGATGAACACGTCGATCGGGGTGCGCATGACCGCGGCGAAGTCGCGCGCGTCGGTCTTCTCCCCCTCGAGCAGGGGTCGGATGTCGACCGCTTCGGACTCCCACACATCGATCTCGTCAGGCAGGTCGATCAGTGCGCCTGGGGCGAAGTCGAGGCGCTTGCCCCAGTCGATGTCGTTGCCCTCTTCGTCGGTGGGGGGAAGCCCCTTCAGCGCGCGTGCCTTGAACGCCTGATAGGCGGTTACGACGAGGCGCTGCAGTTTGCCGAGGTTGATGCGGTCGATGACGTCGATGTGTGGCTCGAACTCGGCGACGCCGTCCTCGTTCTCCATCGCGAAAACGGGTACGGGCCCGTCGTACTCCTCCGGGTCACCGTCGAGCACCCAGTCGCCGACGATGGTGCCGCGGATCGTGCCGCTGTCGGTTTTCACCGCGCGGACGAAGCGTTGACGGACGCCGGGCACCCAGACCTGCGCGTAGTCCTGCTCGGTGTCGTTGTCGCGCCACGCGCGCAACGCGGCGCGGGCGCGCCACGGCTGGGAGGGGTCGGGGGCGGTGATGACCTTCTCGGGTGGCTCGCACGTGATCACGGGCTCGCCGTCACGGATGCCGGTGATGAGGTAGGACACCCGGACCGTGAGCATCGTGCGCACGGCATCGGCGAACACCACCGACAGGCGGTTGTCGCGCCACACCTTGCGCAAGGCCACCACCGCGGGGCTCGTGCGCGACGACCCGACGCGAACACCGGTCGGCACGATGCGACCTGCGAGGGACTGGCACGCCAGGCCCGCGTAGTTCGTACGCGCCTTCTTCTGGAACGCCTGCCACGATGCTTTCGTGTTCGACCCCATCACGGGCATCGGAGCGTTGCCCGACGCGTAGCTGCGCAGCTCCGCGATTCGAGGCGCTCGAGCATCCATCCGTTTGGCCAGGATCGGGAGCCATTCCTCCGGCGTGCGGGCCATCGGCCACCCCCTATCTCAGCTGTCGCGGCATCCGGCTCCGCGAGCTCGCGGTGACGCCCTTACCGATCGCGTCGTTGCCGGCGGCGAAGGCGAACGCAGCCCCGTAGGTCGCGTCGATCTTGCCGTAGTCCTGGTTGTCGTCGGCCTTCTTCAGCACGTACCCCGCGCGGCGCGGGTCGCGACGCGCGTTGAGGAAGTGCCGGATTACGGCCGGGTCGCCGTCGAAGGTGACCTCGACCTGACGGATCGAGGAGTAGAGCTGGTCGAACGTCTCGCAGGTGCGGGTGACGTCCTTCTGCTTCCACCGGATCGGCTCGGCGACGCTCATTTTCGCCTTCAGCCGCTTGTGGTGCGCGGCCTCCCACGTCTTCACCTCACCCGCCCACCCGGCGGACGGGTCGGCGTAGAACCCGACGACGTTGTAGTCGCGGAACGCCTTCGCGACGGCCTGCTCGATCTCGAGCTTCGGAGGCCGCCACCCTTCGCCCGTGGGCCCGTCGGGCTGCTCCCACATGCCGATGAGGAAGAAGTGTCGCTGCGTCACGGAGTAGCCCATGAGCACGGTCGAGTCGGCGAGGTGTTTGTCTTTGCGTCCCTCGGATCCGTCGAAGCCGAGGGTGACCGGCTCGGACTTGCCGACCGTCTTGCCCGCGCCCGCTTCCACGCACGCGCGGATCTCGGGGTCGGACACGTACGCGTCACGCGCGGCGTCGATCTGGTTGAGGAAGTCGGCGCGCATCACGGCCGGGTCGTTTGCGGTGTCGAAGAAGTCCAGCGCACCACGGTGCACGTCGAACCATCCAGGGGCGCACGGCGGGTCGTGCAGGAGGCACCCGTCGGCGTGCTTCGCGGAGTCGCCGTAGGCGATACGGAGGCCGTGCACGAGGGAGTCCATGTCGTCGATCTGGGTGCTCGCCGGTGCGGTCCGGTGGTCGAAGTAGATCGAGCGGACGTCCTCGAGGTTCTTGTACTTCCCGGACTGGATGTCAGACCAGAACTCGAACGACTGCTCCGCCACCGACCGCTCGCCGAGCGTGTACGCGTTCGGCGTCTCGATCGTGACGCCGCCGAGCTTGGTCGCGTTATTACGGAGCGTCTGCGCGAGCTTCACGCCACCGTTCGACCGCACCCACGTCTCGGTCTGGTCCAAGGACGCCGCGACCGCCTTGAACCCCTTGATCGTCGTCGCCGACGACGTGATGGGGACGATCCGGCCACGCTCAAGCGCGACGAACGAATCCATCGGCTCGAGGTTGAACTCGTCCGGCGCGGAGCCCTGGCGGAGCATCTCGAGCAGCGGCTCCCACGTGTTCTTCGTCTGCTCCTCCGACACCGCGGCAATCGCGACGTACGGGGTGCGCACCTTCGACCAGGGCTTGCCGACAGGCTGCCCGTCGGCGTCCCACCCATCGGGCACGACGTCGAAGATGCCCTCGGCGATCATGATGCCGCCGACGAACGGGGACTTGCCCCACCCGCGGGGGCGGATGAGGGAGCCGCGGTGGATCATGCGGCGCCCGGTGACGGGGTCGATGCGGTACAGCTCGTTGAGGAACTCCTGCTGCTCGACGGTGAGCACGAACGGGTCGAAGATGTCGTCGTCGCCGGCGTCCGGGCGGCCGAGGTACGCGGCCATCTGATCGGCAACCGCCCACCCGAGGGTCGGGAAGTCACCCTCGAACTGCGGCACCCACGGCATCAGGCGGAGTCCTTCCTGGTGATGCCGCGCATCCGGTCCCGCGAAGACGTCGCACGGTCAACGCGCTCGGCCGACTCGACCTCCGCCGTCGTCGCGAGCGCGAACTGCATCCGCAACCGCGCGCGGTCCTCGGGGGTGAAGCCGTACTTGGCCTCCCGCAGCCGCAGCTCGCTGGCGAGCTTAAAATCGCCCTTCCAGAACTGCGCGTGAATCATCGCCGTCTCGGCGAGGTACGCCCAGTCCATCTCGGTGAACTCAGCAGCTAGCGGATGCCGCGAGAGCATCTCCCACCACGTCTTCGTCGTGGCCGGCCATGTGAAGCGCTTCTTGACGACGGTGGTCTCGCCGTCGGCGTCCTTCCCGAGCGCGTCGAAGTAGAGCGTGGGGAGCTTCGGCTGAGAGGTCGGCTGAATCTCGAGCACGCGCAGCTCGACTGCGTCCTTGTTCCGGCGCGCTCGCTTGCTGGCGTCCTTGGGCGCGGGTCCGCGTCCTGGCATCTGTCACCCCGTTTCGGGTCGCCGCGGGCCCGTTTCGGGCTCGACGGCACGAGGCCGATACGCCCCTCTCTCGAATCCACCCCAGTCGGCACGCATCCGCGCCGAGATCGGCCGCGCACGGGGCGCAGGGCCACGCTCAGGGGCACATGGGCAGAATCCCCAGACCCGTACACACTGCGAACACCAGCGCCTCTCCGCGAGAACGTCGGTGGGGGCGGGGGGTCCCCGGGTGGGTCTGGGCGGCGGTCAGCGGCGGCCTGGATGCATCTCGCGTGGGTGACGGGCTGAGGGACGCCACACGCTCCGACGCGCTGTCGCGGCCTCCTGCTGCGTCTCACGGTTGTGGTGCCACGAGCAGAGAGTGCGGACATCGGCGACCGTGGTGCGCTCACCCGGTGACCACTGGCTCAGGTGAGCAGCTTGCAGGTCACGCGTCTCGGTGCAGCGTGTGCCATCGGACAGGTCAGCGACACATCGGTGACCATCGCGCTCGAGGCACGCGGCACGGACAGCAGCGGGCACGTGCGTCGGTCGGCTGTTCTCCCACGGCATCAGTCGCTACCTCTCACCACACTGTCACCGTCATCGTCCAGGTCAGCCATGAGCACGTCACAGCAGACACCCCATGCGGGCTCACCACACACGCCACAGCGAGGCATGTCAGGTCCTTGGGTTCGGGCGGAACCCGATCGTGTCGGTGAAGTCGGTCTGGTGGTAGTTGGTCTCGACTCGGGCGTCTCCGCCGTACTGGCCCGGGGTGGGTTCCGACGGTGGGGTGCACCGGTGCTCCGCACGCCAGGCGAGTACGTCACGGCGCCGTGCCCGGATGGCTGCACCGCACCCGCACCATTCGCGCATCAGGCATCCCCTCGAGAGAACAGCCACCACAGGAACCCATGCCACGAACGACGACCGAACAGGACAGCAGAGACACCCGCCGCCACACACACGGTGCAGAGCAGGGTGAGTCTCATGTGCGGCTCCCTCGCCGTCTTAGCGGCAGGATGCCCGGTGCGTCATCGCAACCCAGGCACCCCACCATTCACGTCTGCGTCTCACACGCACGGCACAGCTCCACATGCAGAAGGTGGTGCGCTCAGCCAGCCCGCCGTTCGAATGGTCGGGGCCTGGTTCGCGCCGCTCGTGCGTCAGATGACAGCATGCGGCCTGTGAGACGAGATCCCACCTGGGGCACCAGGCAGGAAACTCATGCCCCCGGAAACGACGGAAGCCCCGGCCGCTTGTGCGACTGGGGCTTCCGGTTTCACCAGCCCGTTTTTGGGCGGACTGGTGGAAGGCACTTAATTATTGCATATGATCAGCCGACCTTTTCGTTCAGTTCGTCGGCGAGTTCCACGACTGCTTCGTGGTCCTGCCACACCGCCTGACAGAACCGGCAGCGGGCGATCTCATCCGCCATCGCCCCGTCCGTGTTGAGTCGGTAGCGGACTTCGATCGGCCACGTGTCGCCGCCGTTGATCGCATCCCCGTAGCCGGTCGTCTGGCAGACGGGGCACGGTGCGGTGATGGTGAAGGAACGGGGCGGGTTCAGGTGGTCTCGGATGAGGTTCGCCCACCCGGTGAGCATCCGCACGTGCCACGCGTCGTCGCGGTCTCTCTCCGCCAGGCGGGACACGTACCAGCGACGCAGTGCCACCGCAGGGTCACGGTGCGGGGCGACGTCGGCGATCAGGCACCAGTCCTTAATCTGCGACGTCATCTTCACGTACTCGAACAGGGCATCGAGATCCAGCGGCGCACGGGTAGATGCAGACGAAGCCGACGACGTGTCCCGATTCGACGACGGCGTCACGGCGTCATGCATCCGCTGCAACAGGCACGGGTGCGTCACCGTGTGCGCCTTCAACCAGCGGCCATCATCGTTCTTCTGGGCGATGTGCTCATGTTGCTCCTTGGTCAGCGCATCCACTGCATCGAGCAGGTCAGTCGTCATGCGTACACCTCTTGCGTGCTTCGGTGGATATTCGTCCCTAGAGCGGCTGTATCCGAGATAGCGCGAGTGGCACGCAAGCCCCGGCCCGCCAGGTATCTGACGAGTCCAATCTCCGGTTCACCGGGTCGGACTCGGGTTTGCGCGAACCGGTGGCCGTTGCCCGCTATGCCGGCGTCCAAGTAGAAGAAGCGCTTGCCGGCGTGCCCGGGGTGGCGGTGTTGACCGCCGTCACGGAATGAGCCGTCGCGTCGCCGCTCGCCCTTGCCACGCTGATTGATGAGCAAGCCTGAGGTGTAGAGCACCTGGTTGAACTCGCGCTCCGACGTGTCAGCGAAGTAGTGCTTGTGGAACTCGCGCACGCTCAGGCCCTCACTCGAGATGATGGCCTTCTCGACGCCCTCTGCTCTCTCGGCGCGCGCCCGCTGTCGATCCGCCTCGTCCTCGGCCGCGATCACGGCGAGCGCGAGATCCCGGCGAGTGAGGGCGGCCGGTGAGGATGCGACAGCCCGCGCCTTGGCCATCTCGAAGAACGCGCGCACCAGAGCCTTCTTGAAAGCGCGCACCGGGTCAGTGTTGCGCTGATAGGTCATCAGCAGCGTGGCCTGAGGTTCGCTCAGCATGGCAATGCGTGTCGACCTGCCGAAGCCGCCCTGGGGCAGTGCCGCACCCATCCGCGTTTCGAACGCGATTGGGCCGAACTCTTCGAAGTCAGCACGATTGGCGTCGACCAGCTCGATGACATTCTTGTGCTGAACGCCGGATCCCTCGGCGATGGTTTCCGAAGAGACCAGCAGTCCGCCGTCCCGGTCGATGATTTGTACGTTCGTCACGAGCTCACTTCCCCGGTGGCCTGGCGTTGGCTCCGCGTCCCGTTGGGGCCCGGAGACTGCGCTAACCGGCGTGCCCGGTGGTGGGGGCGGATGGCTTGCGTTCCCGGTGCTGACGCCAGTACTCGTCCAGCGCCAACCGGCGACGTCCGCATGCTCGGCAGTTCTCGTCCGTTCCGAGGGTCGGCTGGTGTGTTGAGCAGAAGGGAGATGGAGCGTCTCTTGATGCGTCGCTCTCGCTCGCACCCACTCCCCCACCCTCCCTCTCTCCCTCTCTCTCCCAAGCCAAGACGTCGTCTTGAAGCTGTCCTGACGACGTCTTGATGCCCTCGGGCGGAGGTGGGAACATCGACGGCTTCGGGTGCTGGCCAGCCGGCATGCTGACCATCGCGTAGTACTCGGTCCCGTTCACCTCGTACAACACGATCACGTCGGCGATCGCCAGCTGCAGCAGGTGCGAATCGAACTCTTCCCGTGACAGTTCGTCGCGCGGGTACAGTGCACGACGCAACGTCCAGTCGGTTCGGGTTTGCCTTCCCTGGTCGTCCGCGTACGCCCTCAACCCCACTGCCGTCCACTTCACCGCCGGGTCGAGCAGCATCATGCTCTCGACGGTCCACAACTCGGTGGGCAACGGCTTCTGCTTCTCGAAGCCCATACGCCTCTAGCTCCTTGATGACCGCGAGCATGGGCGGGTGGTAATCGCCGCTCGCAATAATGAACGTCTCGGTGAATCCCCGCCCACCCGCGAGCAGGACACGTGCATCCTGCTCGCTGGCGAAGGCCTGGCGGTAGCGGGCGCGCAACGCGCGAAGGGCGGCTCGCTCGGCCGCGTACGGCAGGCCGCGCTGCGCGTAAATGACCTGCCCTCCCGTGGCGAGGCACAGGGCCCGGAATCGTCGCCGCTCGTTCGTGGTGATCCCGACCTTCAGGATGCGGTGCTGCGGCCACCACACCGCGTAGACCGTGCCCCAGCGCGAGCGGGTCATGAGCTGCACTTCCTGCAGACCGCGGCGACGACGCGCGCTCCCTGCGCGATAGGGGTCCAGCCCTCGCGCTTGACCGTGCCTGCGGTCGCCGTCCTACCGCATTGGGCGCAGAGGATGCGGTCCATCTGACCCCGACGGGGCACGCTACTGCCATTCATGGGGGTCAAGGCCGAACCTCCTTGTGGATGGATACGACGTTGTCGCGTCCACCCATCGTGGGGGCCGCCGCCTGGGCCTCGACGTGATCGGCAAGTCCGTTCAGCGCCCGAGCAACTGCGCGCGCCGACGCTGCACTCATTGAGTGGGTCACGACGTTCCGCGCGTCCATGATGACGATCGGGTCGGAGCATCCAGGCTCGCCCTTGTCGAGGGTGACCATGTTGGCCACAAACTCGGGGTTGTTCCGTTCGGCTTCTTCGTGATCCCAGACGCCGGCCAGGTGGAGGAGGCGAATGGCCAGCGCGCGTGCCATGCCACGGCTCAGGCTGGGGTCTTCCAAAGGGTCCATGCGAATGGCAGAGAAGAAGCCCGTGAAGGGTTCCACTGCACGGTGGACGTACTCCTCGGCACCTTCCATGTCGAACGGATCAAGGTCGGGAATGGTGATGGTCTTCATGACTCAGAGCCCCGTCCGCTCGAGCAGAGTGCCAGTGTCGAGCCCTGCCGCTGTCGCAGCGCTGTTCATGTCGAACACCGTCGCGTAGCTGCCCAGCATTGCGGCTGCGGCCACCATGTCTACCCCGATGCGGGCGGCGTCGCCTCCCGAGAACACACCGTGATCGTCCTGAACGGCTGTGATGCGGATCGTCGGTTCGCCCATAAGCGAGAACACGCCATCGTCGATCGCGCACGACTGCTCGATGACCACGGCCCCGACGTCGCGGCGGAACTCCATGATGTCGGGCTCGAGGTCGTCGTCGTCGTCGCGGTCGAGCTTGAGGATGTCGACCCACGTCAGCTTCTCGTCCGCCCAGGCGGGCTGCACTGCGGCGACGGCCTCCGCGTGCTCTGCGAGCCATTCGGACTGCTCCCGCGCCCCGTCCGCCTTCATCCCGGCGTTGATCGATGAGAGCGACGTGAACTCGACCTCGCCCTCCGCGTTCGGCATGCCGGTGATCACCCACGCTCCGCCCGAAACAAACAGGTAATCGCCGTTCACGACGTACGTGTTCGGATGGTTGCGGGCGAACCAGTCGAGACGGTCGTACCACCCGCCCATCTGCTCCGGGTACCAGCCCACGGGCGGGCGCTCACCCTGGAAAATGCGCTCGCCGGTCTTCAGGTCCCACACGCGGACCACGGCGAAGCGGGGACCCATCTCGTCCGGCCGTTCGTGGCGGATCTCGTCCTGGTCGATCCAGTGCGTGTCGCCCTCGGGAAGCCGCGCGAGGCTCGACGAGGAGTTGCGTACATCGAACGACTCCGACCCCTCGAGCAGGTGGCGCAGGGACTCGTGGATGTCGGTAGTCTGCGGTACGCTCGTCGTGTTCAT